ACATAATAAAGATTTAATATTTATTTTAATGGGTAAGAAAGCTGAAGAGTGGGCACCCTTATTATCTAATATGAAAATATTTAAAGTAGCACACCCGGCATCTGCAGCTTATAAAGGTGGAGAATGGGATTGTAAAGATGTATTTAATAAAGTTAATGATGAACTAATTAAACAAGATAAACCTTGTATAGAATGGTAATAATCATTACATTTGTATAACCAAAAACCAATATAAATGCCTGAAAGCCAAATAGTTGAACAAAAAGAAGTAATACGTGACTTCAAGAGTAAATTTTATGCTGATTATGGTGTGAACCTACATATATTTGTGCCTCCAAAAGAAGATAACAAAATAACATTAAGTACTTTAGAAGTAGTTACTTTAGCAGCACTTTATCGTGATGTTCCAAAATTTAAACATATATCTTCATTATTAAATAGAACAAGATTAAAAGATTATATAATATATTTACATAATTTTTGTTTTATAGCTTATAGTTTAGGATATACCAAGAGTAAAATAGGTATATATCTACACAGAACTCATGCTACAGTTATAAATTCATGTAGAAGAGTTAGTGATGGTATTGATACTAATGATAAGTTTACAATAAATGTGTATAATAATATAATAACAGAACTAGAAAATTATGTGGGAACTATTCCAGAAAGTCTTAAAAGCAAAGATGACCCCAAACCAGTTACAGATACTATTTGGGATCAAGCAAGGCGTCTCCTTGCCATATATAACTAAACAAGATGTACTTGATTTAATTGATGAAAAGTACTTGGAAAAAAAAGACAGTAAGTTTATTCTAACACCTAAAGCTAAACTATTTGTAGTTAGAATGGATAATTACTTTATAAAAGCAAAAAAGAAAACAGATATAGCATTAATGGGTAAAAACTCTATAGATAATATAAATACTTATAGAGAAATATTTCCTGCTAAAAAATTACCAAGTGGTAAACCAGCAAGAAATAATGTTAAAGCACTTAGTGATGCATTTAGATGGTTCTTTGAAACATATGATCATACATGGGATGATGTGATGAAAGCAACAAGCATGTATGTTAATGAGTATAGAGACAAAGAGTATATGTATATGCAAACAAGTCAATACTTTATATGTAAACAAGATAAGCATAGAGTAAAGCACTCTACGTTAGCAGACTACTGTGATATGACTATTGAAGGTATATCTACAGAAGATGAACACTTTAAAGAAAATGTAGTATGAGTAAAACCAAAGAATCATGGGTGGGGCAATATACTGCATTCAATGAGGCGCTTAAATATATGTTTAGAAGGTCAACAGGAGAAGAAAAATCAATCTATACTCCATGGCCTAAATTTAATGACGCAACCACTGATGGTTTAGAATGGAATACTCTAACTGTAATTGGTGGAAGACCAGGCTCAGGTAAAACGTTAATTAAAGATCAAATAATTAGAGAGTCATTCATGCTTAATCCTAATGATGAATTCAGAGTATTAGAATTTCAATTTGAGATGGTAGGTAGGACCTCAGCTATAAGAGAGTTTAGTTCAATAACAGGTAAAACTTATAAAGAACTATGTAGTGCAGGTAGTATACTTACTACAGACACTTTAAATAAATGTCATCAGTATGCTAAAGAAAGAGTAAAGTATCCTGTTGATATTATATCTACACCTATGACAGTTAATCAAATGCGTGAGCAAGTTGATAAATATATGACTGCACATAAAGGTAAAAATACAATGATAACACTTGACCACACTATGTTAGTTAAGAGAGCGCCTTATCAGAATAGCACATTAGATATGTTGTTTGAGTTAGGTGAGTTCTTTACACAGTGTAAAAGAGATTATCCTTGTTTGTTTATTGCTTTATCACAGCTTAATAGAAATATAGACAACCCGGATAGAGCTATAGATGGTAAGTATGGAAATTATATACTTGAGTCAGATATATTTGGATCAGATGCAATGTTACAGCATGCGGATACTTTAATAGGTATTAACAGGCCTGCTAAACAAAAGATTAGATTCTATGGACCTGATAGATATATAATAGAAAATGATAGAACTTTAGTTTTACACTTCTTGAAAGCCAGAAATGGTGATGCAAGGATGTCATTCTTTAAAGCTAAGTTTGAACAAATGCAAATAGAAGAAATGCCTACTCCCGGCCAACAAGAAAGAAGATGATAAATACTAAAAACATTAATAAAACACAAAAGATGGGATTAACACCAGAGCAACGTAAGAAAAAAGTTGCAACATTAAGAGAAGAGCATGAAGATTACTTTCAAACAGAAGGTGTCATCAATGCTTTATATATTCCTAAGATGGCTTATAGACCTAAAGGCAAAGATGAGTTGCATGTTAGTTTTTTTCCAAGTGAACTTGAGAAAGAAGAAAACGTGTATACTGAATTTGTTAGTATAGATTATGACAGTGAAGATCCAAAAAGAACATTGTACTTACATAAGTATAATCCTCATTGGAAAACTGAATATGAATTAATTACTTCAAGCACAGGGTTTCAAAGACATCTTATACCTGTTACAGAATTAAAAATAATTAATGACGTAACAAGTAGAAAGGGTAGTATTACTAATATAAGTACACCTATACCCTTTGAAGATTTAACAGGACCAGATCCCGTTAATAAAGAAGACGCATTGGTAAATAAATTAGAAGAAATCAATCAGTCAATAATAACATTAACAAAAGTAATCAATAAATTAATTAAATAAAATGGCACAAAGCGTATTAGTAATTGCAGATTCAGGTACAGGAAAGTCTACCTCAATCAGAACATTAGAACCAAAAGAGACTTTCATTATAAACATAGCAAATAAACCTTTACCTTTCAAAGGTTATAAGAGTAAGTATACTCAAATAACCAAAGATAACCCTAAAGGTAACTTAACATCAGCAGCAAGCGCTCCTGGTATTATCAAAGCTATGAAACATGTTAATGATAAAATGCCAAATATTAAAACTATAGTTGTTGATGATTGGCAGTATATGAGTTCTTTTGAATATTTTGATAGAGCTAATGAAAAAGGTTATGACAAGTTTACTCAAATTGCATCTAACTTAGCCATGGTTGCTAAGTTACCAAAAGATTTAAGAGAGGACTTAACTGTAATCTTTCTGACACACTCAGAAGATTCAACTGATATAAATGGAAACAGAAAAATAAAAGCAAAAACAATTGGTAAAATGATTGATAATGCTTTAACCTTAGAGGGTCTGTTTTCTATAGTATTATTTGGTAGAGTAAATAAAAATGATGATGGTGTACTTGAATATGGTTTTGAAACTCAGAACTCAGGAGAGAACACATGTAAATCACCAATGGGCATGTTTGAGGATTTCTTCATTCCTAATGACCTACAGTATGTAAAAGACTGCATGCAAAAATATGAAGAGTAAAATTAATAAATTAATAAATAAAAAAAGTAAATTATGTTAAGTACTAAAGACATGTCTGCAGGATCAGGCGGAACTAAACCTGTAATTGAACCAGGTAATCAAGTTGTTAAAATTAATTCAATATCATTTGACCAAACACCTTATGACGCTGACGCATACAATATTGTATTGCATGTAGAATCAGAGCCAGTTACAGGAGAATTTAATGGTTTCTTAAAAGATATGGATAATCCAAATGGACCTAAATATGAAGGTCAAGTTGGAAGAGTAAGATTTAGTCCGTATCCTTATAAAGATACAACTCTTCAAAGTGGAACAGAAATATCTAGAGATACAGAAGTATTAAAATCTATGGTGTTTTTGTCAGAAGCACTTGGTAAAAGAGCTGAGCTAGATAAAATTGAAGCTAATACTATTGAAACATTTATGATAGAGTGTAATAAATTATTCTCTAATAGTGAATACATTAATGTTTGCTTAGGTGCACGTGAATGGGAAAACAGAGATGGTTATATTAATAATGATCTATTTTTACCTAAAAGAAGTAAAGATGGTGTACCAATTGAAGCTTTAAATAGTGAGGCTAATAGACTATTACAATTTGATAGTAACAATACTAATCATTTAAGAAAATTAGTAAAGAATGATGAACCTAAAACAAATAGCTTTGAACCAGCTAAAGTAGTAGGTGATGATTTTGACCTATAATATTAATTAAAAGAATGGGCTTAGTGTTATGCTGAGCCCATTTTTTTTAATACATTTAGATTATGTTTAGTACTAAAAATTTTGTATTAGAAGGATCGGATGTACCAAGCACATGGGTATTTCAATATTATTTAAATTTATCAGAACCCCTCACGGGACAAGATGTAAAGATAAAATCAATCTTTAACCCATCTGAAAGAACACCAAGCTTTTGTATTTATGTTGATAAAACAATAATGCAATATAAGTTTAAAGATTTTTCAACTGGTAAAAATGGTAATAAAGTAGACTTAGTAAAGTCATTATTTGAAATAGAATATGCAGAAGCTATGCAAAAAATAGTTGCTGACTATAATAAATATGTGAAGTCACCCGAATATAAAATCCAAGACATAACACCTGAACCTAAATGGCAACTTGATTTTGTTAAAACTAAAGGTTGGAGTATAATTGATCAAAAGTATTGGTTAAGTTATAGAATAGGTAAGACAATGTTAGAGCAATATAATGTTAAACCTATTGACTATTTTAATCTAATTAAAACTAAAGGTTCAGAAATAAATAGTCTACGTATAGGTAATAGCATGTGTTTTGGGTACTTTGATAAAGAAGGTAAAGCTTTTAAGTTTTATCAACCTAAAAGTAAAACTCATAAATTTTTTAAGGTAAGACATTACTTACAAGGTTTGGATCAATTAGAATATAATAAACCTTATTTAGTAATATGTTCTTCTTTGAAAGATGCAATGTGTTTAAAAGGAATGGGTTATAACCTTGAAGTTATAGCACCAGACTCAGAGAATACTATAATTAAACCACATATAATACAATATCTAAAAAAGAAATATAAAAAAGTAATAACTTTATTTGATAATGATAAAGCAGGTATAGAAGCTATTGAAAGATATACTAAAACATATGGAGTATATGGCACTTATCCTACTTTAAGTAAAGATATTGCAGATGCAATGAAGGAACACGGTTTCCAAAAAGTACATGCAATGTTAAAACCGCTATTAAAAGAAGCTATAAATAAATAAATTATGGATTATTTTGAATTAGAATGTGCAGTTGAAAGCTGGGCAGAAGAAAAAGGTATCCTTGATAGAATTCAAGGACCAGATAAAGTAGCTTCACCAATGGCTCAAGCACTGAAGACACTAGAAGAAACAACTGAGCTTATACAAGCTATTAATAGTAATGACCATGTAGAGACCATTGATGCTATAGGTGA